TTGATGCGAAGAGTTCTCGCTCACGACGAGGCAAGCCCGAGATCGACGATATTTGGATAGGGATCCGAGGCGAGACCGAAATCGTCGGCTTCTGCGGCGGCAGCACTCGCCGCTCCGCAATCGACGTTGCCCCCAGCAGCGAGCGCTTGTGCGACAGGTCCTAAGATACCTGAGCCCGCAGACTTATACGTATAGGCTGTGCAAGCTGAGAGGTCCTCTACGGCGCTGCCGAAAATATTGAAGCTCTGGCACTTCAGATAAAAAGTTTCGCCGATATAAGCGGAAGGCAACACGTATTTGAAAATCGCATCGTCAAGCCGCGTGAATGCGGCACCACTCGCATGAATGGAAGGAGACGATCCATAGAGGCCTCTTGCCAAATTGGTGAGCGCATAGCTATTTGTGCCAGTCAGCACCGCTATTTCATAGGCGATAAGCTCGTTACCGACGAGGCAAAGTGTTCCAGCATTTTGCACGCTCTGCACTGTCGCAGACGACAGGGCACCTCCGCTCTCGCTCAGATTGACTGCCAGCGTATTTACAGTGTCGGTCACCACGAACGGCGGAGCGGTGCTCGTCTGTCCGCTCGCCATATTGAGAGGTGCTGTCAGAAATCCTTGGCGCACAGGCTCTGCCACGGTGCCAATCACCGTGTAGGTGACATTGTCGATTGAGATCCAAAGGATCGCCCCGCCCCAATTCGGATCAGCTATGCCAGCTGATCCTCCAGACGCTCCGATCCAGACTTCACCCTGACCACTCTTCGTGAGGGCGGCTGGAGGCTCGAAGATCAACTGCCGGTTGACGGCGGCGGGTGCAATATTGCGATTGAAGACAGTGCCAGATGATGTTTGGATGGGATAGGCGACGGCCGTCGCTGTTCCTGCGGGAAACTCTTCGGCCACAATGTTCAGCAGACCATTCCCGTCCTCGTCGATTTCTGTAATACGTACCGCCGTATTGACGAGGCCTAGGCCAGGGTCCGATATGGTCACAAGATCCATCGGCTCCAGCAGACAATATTCCCATGAGAGCTTGAACGTATAGGTATTACGAATGTAAAGCCCGCGTTGAAGGATCAATTGCGCCGCGTTCAATGCGATTTCAGAATCACAAATTTCATGGGCCGTGATAGTGGAAGCGATCCGCAGGCCGTAAAGATCGATCGCATTCTGATCGAACGCGACAATCGGCGTCGCTGCATAAGAGTTGCCGCGATAAAAGATTTCGACCGCCTGCATGTTATAGGCTGCATAGGGGTCAGTGCGTGACACCTGGACTGGATCTTCACCCTCTGTGTAAATGAAATCATCGTCAGAGAGATTATAGACCGGTGTCAGATTTGGTGTGAACGCATTGGCTCCCGCGATCGGCGTATCGCCATAGGGGATGATCTTCAACCGGCCGCCCGACCACACGGCGGTCGCATTTGTGAGCTGGAGCCAGCGCGACAAGATGCTGTTCGCTGCTTCTTGGTCCGTCAGCGAAGGAGACAGAGCAAGGCCCGCGGCCTTGCAATAACTTTGATAGGATGCATCGCCAGACGATCCAAACAGGGCCACTGCATCTATGCTTACTGCCGGAAAACCAACGCCATACTGCGCGTTAATGAGGAAGTCTTGAATAATCAGCGCCGGGTCGGCATCATATGATGTCACACCCGATGACCCAGACAGCGGTCCATAGACTTCGGCGTAGGTCAGATTAAGTGTCGCGCTCGACCCAAGCCCGAAATTGGGCGATGCCAGATAGGCGACACCCGGATAAGAGATCGCCTGGCTGCCATGATTACTTGAGAGATACCCCCATGTTCCTTGCGGCGTCGAACCATTGAATTCCGATAAGTTCAAATCGGACAAAGAATAGGTGCTTTGTCCTTGCCAGAGCGTCCCGATGCCGTTGATCGGGCCTTCGCAAAGCCCAAGCATGATCGCGATTTGATAGGTGTATCCCGAGACCTCTTGCATATAGCGCGTCCCGCCGCCTTTGCCACCGGTGGCGGTTTCCGTATATTGCGGAAGCGCCGCGAAATCGGCATTCCAAAATATGTTGGGCGCGACCAGATTGACGCCCCAGACCAATGGAATTGGCAAAGCATTGGTCGCTGTCTGGAGTTGAAGTCCCGTAAATGACGGCTGAATAACCGCGGCGGGGCTGCTTTGGTGACTGCCACCCATCAGTTGGCCGCCTTCCAGTAGGAAAAGAACCTATGGCGCCGATGCGGCGACGAGAGTTCATGATTATGCACGAGCTCTTCTTCAAGCACGCAGCGCGCAGGTCTATAGGCATGGACAAAGGTCAAAGGCCGCGCCTGCGTGACGATGCCACCATGGCTATAGCAGCGTCCGTAACGAAACGTGATGACATCGCCTGGCTGCGGCTCTTCGACTTCGTGACACCGCTCAAAGACAAAACCGAGGTAGCGCTCTTCGTTCCGGTGTAGATGCCAATCCGGCGTGTAGGGCCTCGGATCGAAAGGCGCGCAAAGACCCGTATCGACGAAAACGCGCACAATCAGCATCCCACAATCGACACCCGCGCCACGTATATCGGCCGCGTGATGGTAAGGCGTGCCAATCCAGCGGCGCGCTTCGGCAACGATTGCCGCGCGTTGCTTCAGTTCGTTCGACATGAGGATCCGATTTAATAGGCGGCGGCAGGCGGAGGAACAAATGGAAAGCCGCGAAAATTGCTGAGATTGTTGAATTGCGATTGGCAATTCGACATCGTGTGGGCACAACCCTGATAAGCTGTGAACGTATCGCCGACACCAGGGAGATTTTGTAATGGCGCGCTTAAGGCCAGCACACCCGATCCGGCACTCTTGATATTGACCGATACGCCGGCATTGATGCCCGATGAAAACAGAATAGTGCCTTGCGTATAAGCAGACGAGGCACCAGCCCAAGCGATCGACGTCGCAGTCGATCCAGCTCCGGCGCTTCCCGCCGTACCAAAGGCACTCTTAATAAGCCCGCAGCCTGAATCGTAAAGAACGTGTACACATTGCGGCGTGTAAAGATTGCGCGGCATTTGCATGTCGAGCAGCACAAGATCGGAATTGACGGTGACTTGCGCCGTGGTACGCCCCACATTGTCGATCGTCCCGACACGGCCCTTAAACAAGATGACGCTCCCCGCAGGCGCGGCGTTCCAGCTTGTCAGGAAAGCCCGTTCGCGCTGGATTTCGCAACCATCGAAGACACCATTCCTGATCGCCTCCAGAAAAGGCACGCTGTTGACTGTATCCGATGGTCTCGCATGAATAGTAATCTGTTGCTGATCGACATCGAGGCCAACAGCACATTTGAATTTAAGCCCATCGACAAGGACCGAGTTGGCAAGATACAGATATCCGTTCAAGGCGATCTCGATATCCGAATTGGTATAGGTCAGGATGAGACCTGACCGCAGTGTAAATGTGTAACAATCGGCCATCAGGATCTGCGAATCGGATTGGGCGCGCAGCCCGTTCAAAAGAGCGATCAACGCGGTTGAAGCCACCCTCATGGTTTCACGCTCCGGAACTTCAACGAGTCAATTTTCCAAAGCCCGCTCATGATGTTTTCGAAATCCTCCTGATCGTCCAGAAAGCGGCAGAGAAAACCGTAGGAAAAATCGGCTGTGATCGCGATGCCTGATCCAGGTGCCGTCGTAAATACCAGCGTATTAGGCTGAACGAGCGTCCAGCCGCTCGCTTGCAGGATTCCGTTCAGATAAATATTTGCGACAGTCGTGACCCAGGACACAGGTTCGGTAAAACCGCCGAACGTGCGCTGAAACGTGAAATTCCGCGTCGAGCCGTCACCACACCTATAACTTGGCTGGTGGCTGTATCATCAGTCGGGTCAGTGTAGATAAAGGTTCCGTATTGGCCTTGGCATTGGAGGTAGAAGCCCATGAGGCTTTGCAAGGACTGGGCAGCGAGACCCGTGTAAGCGCCTGTCGAAGACAACCCGTCAAAGGTGAGTTCGAACTCATATAGCGTATCGGCATAGAGCGGGCTGCGGACTTCACGGCCAGAGGCATG